TGAGTCTATTAAAAAACGAAATGAAACTTTAGGCACATCAAAACCTTATATTGAAATCGATAGCCAACAGGCATCAAACTTAGCGTTTGATTATCAATATGCAATTAAAGAATTTCGAGATCAAAAAGGAGCGCAAAAATCAATTGATGATTATGCGACTTCTAAATTGGTTCGTGAAAAAACCAATCAAGCTCAATACGAAAAATGGCTAGTTGAAAATTACAGTAATCTTGTATCTGACGAACGTATTTTTAATGGTTATACCAGTTCAGGCAAGCGCGTTTATTTACCGCACAATCTCGACACGGTTGTGAAGCTAATGACTAAAACCATAAAAGGCGGTGAAAACGTTAGTTATGGTATCGGTACAATTCGCGCATATACCGCAAAGCAATTTAAAACTGTTAAGCAAATACAAGATGCTCGCGGAGATATTGTTAGCGATGAAAAATTAGCGCAATTAAAAGAAGAATTAGAATCTGAATTTAATTCTATTTCAGACGAATTAAGACCGTATTCTGATTATTCTGATCCTAGTGCAACGGATGCCTTAAGTGACCTTGTATCAAAAGGCTTACGGGCATTTAAAGAATCCTATCAAAATGTACCCGAAGAAACGATGAGCAAAGTGTACAGTTTCTTAGATAAACTCAAAAATATGCCCGCGCATTATTTTGAAGGGAAAATAGGACGTGCTGTTGATATTGGCGAATTCTCCGGTGCGTTAGTTCCAAAAGGTAAAGAGTATGATGAAGCAATTAAAATCCTAAATGCTAATGGGATCACCAAAATTAAGCGTTATACCGAAGGTGATGCGCAAAGCCGCAGTGACGCGCTTTTAAACTTTAGTGATTTACTGTTTGGAAAAACTCAACAACCTGCTACCAATACTCACACCGAGCAATCTTTAAAAGAAGGTTTGACCAAAGCCGGTGACGATGCTTACGGTAAAGGATGGACTGATAGATTATTTAGCACAGGGATGTTTGAGATTACCTCTGATGAGCAAGCACAAGCGATTATTGAAGAATCTACCGGAACTAAATTTGCATTAGTTGGAGATCGTTCCGCAGCAAACACCCAAATTGATACAACAATGGGGGCGTATGCCGCTGTTGCTAGAAACTTATTTGCAAAAATACCAAACCTTAAAAACATATTGGATTATGGTGCGGGGAAAGGACGTGGTACGGCAAGTGTTTTTAGAGCGTTGACTAATAAGGGAATGGATGTAAATGTAAAATCTTACGAGCCTTTCCCAGAAAATTGGGCAAAATCATTAACAGACGAACCCGATTTTACAAATGCCGATAATATTAAAGACGGTAGTCAAGATGCGGTAGTAAATCTAAACGTATTAAATGTTGTCCCAAGAGCAATTAGAGATGATATTGTAAAAAATATTGGGCGAATTTTAAAAGATGGAGGTGTTGGGGTAATTAGTAGTCGTCGTTGGAAAGGTGATGTCGATACCATTAAACCTGCAAATTCAAAAGCGGGTGAAGAACCCAATTCTTTTTATGTTACTCGTAAATTAAAAGGCGTTGAACAAACTAATTATCAAAAAGGCATTGAGCCAGACGAGTTAGTTGCTTATGTTCAAGAATTACTTCCAGATTTTGATGTTAGAAAAATTAACGGCTATGGTGCAAGCGCGGTAATTATTCAAAAATCTGGCGGCACACCTATTTTAGATTCAATTTTAAAACCTGTTAAAAAAGAAAAAGTTGAAATTGGTTCTGCTGAAACAGAAGCGCTTAGAAAAGAAGCAAAAGAGTTAGGCGCAGGAGAAAGATATTCTGAATTTGGTGTCGGTAAAAAAATGGGGGATGAGGTGTATCTTCATAGAGATTATGAAGGGGTTCTCCCACAAGGCGATTTAGCGGATGCTAAAGAACGTATTGATGATTTTGAATATAACCTTATTCGTTATAATACTAAAACTGGTGCAATTGGATTTTTTAATTCGCCCGATTTTGATACTTCGCCCGAACCCATTAACGGTAATTTAATTGTAGTTGAACCAGACGGGACAATACGGACGGTAGATTTAAATAAAAACCCAGATAAACAAGCTATCTATCACCATAAATGGGAATGGGTAAAGGACGATTATAAAGGTTTTGATGTTAAACAAAGTATTGAGCGATCTATTGCATGGCAAAAAGTAGTTAACCGCGAAGGTATTGATAGAAAACGTATTGGCTTTCAAGGTGTTTGGCAAAATGAAGTATTGCAACCTTTTGATATTAAGTACAGCAAAAATGGTGATATTGAAGCATTCTATAATCCTGCTGACGGTAAAACTTATTTTGTTGCGGAAAACATTGATAAAGCCACAGACTTACATTATTTAATGATGCACGAAGTTAGTGTGCATATGCTTAAAATGGGGGGTAATGAAGCTGAATTTGAAAATTTCTTAAAAGAAACTGACAACTTAGTAAAAGTTAAAAACCCAGCGGCTGTTAAAGGTAGACAAGATGCCTTGGATGCAGATACTCCTCAAGAAGATTTGCGCGAAGAAACACTTGCCTATTTAATTAAATATGCGCCTAAACTCAAAATTGTTCAAAGATTCAAAGCATGGCTCAAAAATGCACTTCGCAATATGAGTAAAATGTTCCCTGCTTCACAAAAATTAGGATTCATTAAATGGGCAAATAACCTAAGTGACCAAGATTTACTTTATATTGCTGAAGCGACATTGCGTAAAGCACCAGAGATGTTGGTTGCGCAACGACAAGATACTGGGAATGTAAAATTCAGCCTTGCTCAAAACGAAGAAAACCTGTTCAATTTACCCGCTGAAACCAAGTTCCAATTTATGCGCAAATGGATTCAAGATGATTTATTGAGAATCCGCATTGTCATGGATAAGATTAGAGAGCAAGGCGGCAAAGTTGATGAAAGCAATGACGTGGTTCTTGCTATGGAAGCGGCTGGTAATATCGCAGCGAACCAATTGGAAAGTCTTAAAGAGCGTTTCATTCAACCGCTAATTGATAGAATGGCGAAAATGAATGTAAACAAAGATGAAATTGGTTTACTTCTTTATGCTAAAGGCGCTCCTAGTCGTAATGCGTATATCCAATCGATTAATCCTAAATTCCGTAAATTAGGTGAAGGTGGTAGTGGTATGACTGATGCACAGTCAGCGGCTATTATTGAAAGATATAAAGAAACAATGGGTGATAAATACCCAGAGTTTGAAAAGTTAGTTGATGATTGGCAAAACATTCAAAACATAGTTAAACGAATCTTAGTGCAATCGGGTGACATTTCACCAGAGCAAGCAGAGGAATGGGATAATGCGTCAGATTATCATGTTCCAATGAAGGGTTTTGAAGAAGTCGATGAAGTTACTGGTAAAGCAACTAAAAAATCTAGTCGTGGAAATATCGGACAAGGTTTTTCTATATCAGGTAAATTCGATAGAAAAATGCTAGGTCGCCAATCTCGTGCTAGTCAAATTGTCGAAAACATTGTTATGAATTTAGAAAGAGCGGTTATTCGTTCTTCTAAAATGTATGTGCAATCAGTGCTTTATAAATTAATTGAAGATAATCCCGATGCTAATTTATGGGAAACTGAAGTTACTCCGATGAAACCTATTATGGGTAAAGCCAAAGCGCAATACGTCATGTATTTCCACGGTAGTGAAATTGGACAACGTGATACATTACGAGATGCTCGTCGCTACGTTGAAGCGGAAACAGAGCGAACAGGTCAATCTAAACGTGAATATGAAATTATCAAAGTAGGTGGTGAGCCACAAGTTACTTTGATGAAAAAACCTTATGACCAAAACGAAGAAATATCGTATTGGCGTAATGGTAAACAAGTTCGTATTACAGTTAACGATCCAGAATTTGTACAAGCGTTTAATAGACTAGGTGACGAGAACATTTATTCCATGTTTAAGGTCATGGCTGCTTTTAATAGATTCTTGCGCCATGCTTATACAATTTTAAACCCTGTATTTATTATTGCGAATGGCGTAATGGTTGATCCGGCAGTTGCGCTATATACCAATACCGCTAGAAAAGGATTTAAATACGCATCTACTGTTTTAGCTACCACCCCAATGGCTTCTTTGCAACTTGCTAAATACATGGTAAAAGGAACATCGGGCAATGCGCAGTGGGATAACACAATCAAATCTTACCTTGATAACGGTGGTAAATCGGGAACAGCCTTTATTTCAAGCATTGAGCAAAAAGCAGATGAGCTTAACTTAGCGGTTTTAAAATCAAAAATGATGGATACTAAGTTTTATGAGTATCCACTTGATAAATTAAAACTGATGGTTGTAGATAATAAACTTGCTAACTTAATGAAATATTTAGGAGAAGTTGGCGAAACAGCAACCCGTTTATCCACCTTTAAAGTCGCTGTTGATAAAGGTATGAGTCCTCAAGAAGCAGCTAAAGTTGCACGAAATGTAACCATTAACTTTAATCGACGCGGTATTGCTGGTAGAGAACTTGGTGCTATGTATTTGTTTTTAAACGCATCTATCCAAGGTACTGAAAACTTAATTGATGCTACTATTCATGGGGAACATAAGGTACAAGCTACCGCGATACTTTCAACTTATGTTGCATTGGGCTATTTAATAGCATTACTGGGTGGAGATGATGGGGATGATGATTTGATTCCCGAAGAAGAAAAAAATAGATACATTAGCATTGTATTAGATAAAGAAACTGGACTTCGCGTCAATTGGAAACTTGCCTATGGTTTATCGTTCTTTAAGGATGTTGGTACAGCAATCCACAGAATACAAGCAGGCGGTGATGTGGAGAAAATTACCAATAAATTGATGTCATCTTTCTTTGGTAACTTTGCTTATGTCAATCCAATGGTGTCGGGAGAATGGGATTCTAAAGATTTAATAGCAGGTATGATTCCTACCTTTGGGCGAATTCCTTATTCGGTTATTAATAATAGAAACCAATGGGGTAAACCTATTTATCCAGAAGATGTTTACAACACCACTGTTCCAGATAGTGAAAAAGAATGGTCTACAACAAGAGGTACGATGTATTCCGATTTTGCTAAATGGATGAACAAAGTCACAGGCGGAACAAAAGTAGAATCTGGTTTGGTAGATATATCTCCCGAAACAATGAAGTATTTGACAAATGCGCTTACCGGATCGGCAGGAACGCAAGTTTATAAATTTGTAAACTCTATTTACACTTCTTCAATGAATGCTGAAGAAATGGGATTACATAATTTACCTGTCGTATCGGGGTTTGTTAAAGAAAACACTATTGACTCTTATCGTAATGTTTATAACTCACAACGCAAAGAAGCAAAAGATATTTACGATAAGTTTAAAAAATATGAAAAATTAGGCGATGATGAAGCTACTGATAAATTTACCAGTAAACATCAACCTACGCTCGACTTCTACGATGAAACCAAATCGATTATCAAAGAGGTAAAAGATTTGCGAGATAAGCAAGATGAAGCACGAGTTGAAGGCGATAAGGCATTAGTCAAAGAGCTTGAAGCCGAAGAAAAACAACTATTGATTGAATACAGTTACCAGTATAATCAACGTCAGTAGTAATCACTTGGTGCTACATACCGTAGCGCCCTTTAACTAGGAAAAGAAGATGGAAGAATTAGCAGTTACCATTACACGCGATGCACAAGGTCAATACACTGTTGAAACAGAAAATCAACAGGAACAAATGGCTGAAGGTGGTGAAGGCGCAATGGAAGGTATGGAAGAAGGCATGGGCGCAGGTGTTCAAAAAGCCCGTGATCTTAATGACGCTTTGAAAATTGCCAAAGGTCTTTTAGAAGGTGGGGAATCAGCAAGCGCTGAGTCATTATTTACAAAAGGCTTTGGCGGTGAAGAAGGCGGTATGGGTATGGGTATGGGCGGTGCGCCAGCACAAGCCGCACCTATGGGTAAACCAACTAGACCTGCGATGATGTAATATGGATTTTGAAGCTCTAAGCAAGCTCACTTCCAAGCAACGTGCTTTCTTGACCCATTACTTAGGTAATGGGCAGGACGGTACTAAAGCGGCTATTGCAGCGGGATATTCAGATAAGGCGGCAAGTAAACAAGCCTATACCCTTCTCAATAATCCCAATGTCCAAGCAGCGTGGAAAGAAATGGGAGAAGTAACTTCCAGTCATCATGCTATTGTGACCGAGATTCGAGAACAGTACGCGGCTAATATTGCATCTATTTTTGAGATACAGGAATTTTGGACTAAACTCGTCCGCAGTAACAAAGATGAAAATGGTGATTATATTAAGTTAGATGCGCGTATTCGAGCCAGTGAATTACTTGCTAAGAATATGGGTATGTTCGTTGATAAGATTGAACACAGCGGTAAGGATGGTGCAGATTTACCATGTATTACTTTAAACTTCATTAAATCCGATACGACAATAAACAATGGCTGAAAACCTAGATGTACATTTCCCAGAGAAACTCCAATTCTTGTTTGCTCCGAAACGTTATAAAGTAGCACACGGAGGAAGGGGCAGCGGGAAAAGTTATAACTTTGCACAAGCATTAATACTTTTAGCGGCTCAAAAACCCATGCGCGTATTATGCACACGGGAGATTCAAAAAAGTATCAAGCAATCAGT